ATTATAAAGGAATGAAAGATGCGATGTATAACGGTATAAAGGAAGATTTAGTGAAAAATCGGTTTCATCCAAAAAACATTCCAAAATTTAGAGATTGGGGAATGGATGGATTTGAAGATTATGAAGACGATGAATGAATAAATTCCTGCAATATTTTATGTTTATATATGTATTACGTGTTTAGTTATGTATTATAAAAAAATTGACATTTTTTTTAGACATTGTTTTATGTAAATTATAATTAATCACAACAACATTATAAACAATGTTTAAATTAAAAGACTGGATAGACCAAGACAAAATTAATTGGACTCAGTTATCCAGAAATCCGTCGGCATTAACATTATTGGAAAAGAACCAAGACAAAATACATTGGACTCAATTATCCGAAAATCCGTCAGCATTATCATTATTGGAAAAGAACCAAGACAAAATATATTGGTCTGGTTTATCCGAAAATCCGTCGGCAATATCGTTATTGGAAAACAACCAAGACAAAATAGATTGGACAAGGTTATCATTTAATCCGTCAGCATTAACATTATTGGAAAACAACCAAGACAAAATTTATTGGTATTGGTTATCAAGAAATCCGTCGGAAAGAGCAATCGCGTTATTGGAAAAGAATCAAGACAAAATTGATTGGACTCAGTTATCCTTGAATCCGTCGGCAAGAGCAATCGCGTTATTGGAAAAAAACCAAGACAAAATATATTGGTTTGGGTTATCCTTGAATCCGTCGGAAAGAGCAATCGCGTTATTGGAAAACAACCAAGAGAAAATAAATTGGGCATGGTTATCCAGAAATCCGTCGGCATTAACATTATTGGAAAACAACCAAGAGAAAATAGATTGGTGTCGGTTATCATTTAATCCGTCGGCAAGAGCAATCGCGTTATTGGAAAAGAACCAAGACAAAATTAATTGGGATTGTTTATCCACAAATCCGTCAATATTTGAGTATGATTATAAAAGAATGAAAGATGCGATGTATAAAGGTATAAAGGAAGATTTAGTGAAAAATCGATTTCATCCAAAAAACATTCCAAAATTTAGAGATTGGGGAATGGATGGATTTGAAGATTATGAAGATGACGAATGAATAAATTCCTGCAATATTTTATGTTTATATATGTATTACGTGTTTATGTATTGTAAAAAAATTGACATTTTTTTTTAGACATTGTTTTATATTATAATTAATCACAACAACATTATAAACAATGTTTAAATTAAAAGACTGGATAGCCCAAGACAAAATTTGTTGGTACATGTTATCCAGAAATACGTCGGCATTAACATTATTGGAAAAAAACCAAGAGAAAATTGACTGGACACAGTTATCCAGCAATCCGTCAGCATTGCCATTATTGGAAAAGAACCAAGACAAAATTAAATGGCCTTGGTTATCCTACAATCCGTCAGCATTAACATTATTGGAAAAGAACCAAGACAAAATAGATTGGACATTGTTATCTGAAAATCCGTCGGCAAGAGCAATCGCGTTATTGGAACAAAACCAAGACAAAATAGATTGGGACATGTTATCCGGTAATACGTCAGCAATATCATTATTGGAAAAGAACCAAGACAAAATAGATTGGTTTTATTTATCCGCAAATCCGTCGGCAATCGCGTTATTGGAAAAGAACCAAGACAAAATAGATTGGGCTCAGTTATCCGGTAATCCGTCGGCAATATCATTATTGGAAAAAAACCAAGACAAAATATATTGGTTTTGGTTATCTATAACTATAAATCCGGATGCAATGTCATTATTGGAAAAGAACCAAGACAAAATTGAGTGGGACATGTTATCCGCAAATCCATTGGCAAGGGCATTAACATTATTGGAAAAGAACCAAGACAAAATAGATTGGACAAGGTTATCCTTGAATCCATCAGCAAGAGCTATCGCGTTATTGGAAAAGAACCAAGACAAAATAGATTGGACTTATTTATCCAGAAATCCGTCGGCAATCGCGTTATTGGAAAAGAACCAAGACAAAATAAATTGGTCTCAGTTATATTTGAATCCGTCAATATTTGAGTATGATTATAAAGGAATGAAAGATGCGATGTATAAAGGTATAAAGGAAGATTTAGTAAAAAATAGGTTTCACCCAAAAAACATTCCAAAATTTAGAGATTGGGGAATGGATGGATTTGAAGATTATGAAGATGAATGAATTCATGAAATGATGTAAAAATAGAATTTAAATAAAAATAGAATTTAAATAAAAATAGAATTTAAATAAAAATAGAATTTTAAATAAAAATAGTTTTTTATTAATTATTTTTTATTTAATATATATTATTTATGTAAAACAACTTAAAGACAATTATACACTATAATATGTGAACTAAGATTCATCGATGCCCCTTTAGCTTAGTGGTAGAGCACCAGTCTTGTATATTACAATTATTCGACAACTGGAGGTCACGAGTTCAATTCTCGTAGGGGGCTACAAATTATAATATAAAATTATAATACAATTTTATATTATTATACAATTTCAAATACTGTAAACGTTTATTTCTTTACATAAAGAATCGCAGAGGTAGCATTATCCGCAGTGTTACCAAAATTGTGTCTTGCGAATAAATTATTTCTAGCCATAAACGAATCCAATACTTTTTGCGACCCGTCATCCGTCTTACCAACTGCTTCTAAACAATTGTCATACATTAGAAACTCTTGAACTTTTTGGTATTCCCAGTTATCCCAGACTCCATCAGACGAAACAAATAAACATAATACAGGATTCAAATCAGTTTCTGTGTAGCGTTCTAAGATATCAGATAAATCAATACTGCTAATGCTTGGTTCGCTAATAATCCCATATGGATCCATTTCAAAGTCACCCATAGTGCGGGTAAATGCCAGTTTGCGATTTTCTGTGGTTCTCACATATGTAGCATTCTCTTTCCGCACATTTTTATAATAGCCACCACCTAATGGGCATTCAAGTAGTTTTGGTATTGGGGTCGAGGTGTCGTAAACCTGACAAAACGTTTCGGCACATTGTTTGTCGTAAATAACATCAATGAGAGATTTGTTTGGATTAGTCGGGCAAGCAGCTTTAGAACGCATTCTTACATATTCATCAATATTGGTTGGACTATGGTTTGCGGTTAGCATAAGGTAATCTGTTAATCCCCGTACGCCCCAGGAGCAGTATTCTTCCTCTTTTACTACGGGTTTAAACAATTTATCATCTACTGGAACACAATGTTCTCCTTCTAATCCATCTTTTAATCCTGTCTCGCATTTCAAATCATCTTGTCTAAAGATTTGTTTAGACGAACACAACATAGCGTCGCTGTCTCCGAGATTTGCGATATATAATTTAAGCGTTTTTTTTATTAGGATTAGAACCGTCATAGTTGCACCGCCATTTACCAAAGGCTGCCAAAATTCATTGAACAAATCTTTAATTATTATAACGCCAGAAGGTTCTATTTTACATTCTCTATTTTTTTTAGAGAATCTTTCAACTGTTTTTACAGACAATATGGATTTAAGTTCGGAAAACAATTCGGATAATGTGTTCACAGGGTCCAACAAAAGGCGATCACTATTTTCCGATATCAACCGTTCGGTATTTAATTTACACACTTCCGCTATCCACTTACCATCAGGTCCGTGTCCATCAAATATACAATTCGCAAGTATATCTGAATTTTGAAAACAACATACGTTGTCTTGATTTTCTCTACTTCCACCAATATCCGTCGCGGATCCAGTAAGAAACTTTTTTTCTGAAAAAGTAAATATTGTGTCATTATTCAAATTCGAATCACAAGAATTCATTTGACAAGAATTATTAGAGTTCATTTTAGAAGATATATTGTATGTATTATACGATAACTTATATATTAAAAAAGTATTTCAATTTTTTTTGGTTTTTAAATTTTATTTTATATTGCGTTATAATATAAAATGGGATCCGGACGTTTTAATTCTAGAATTTTTACAAATTCTTTTTCAGGAAAGAATAACGAGATGGCTATGCCTTTAGTTCCTAAACTATATTTTGGATTTCAGACAAAATCTCAATATTCTTATAATGTGTATCGTCAATTATCAAATAACGGAGCAGGGTTTGGATCTCGTGGCGCAAGATGGGAAAGAATAAATGGAGTCGCGCCTATTTCGTTTACTCCTCCATAAACTTTTTATGAATATAAAATCTAAATCTCGCGAAATATAAAGTCAAAATAACAAATATTATATTATATTATATTATATCGTACCTATGGAAAATAATTTTAATTGTAGCGAAGCTGATTATAATGATTATAAAGAATATATGGCAGATATAATTGAAGCAGATAAAAAAATGACAGATTATTCAGGTCAAATTGGAGAAGCAATGGAAACGAGCATTAAAAACTATGATAAAATTGCTGCTAAGCATTTAGAAAAAAATAAAAAACCATGTGATTGTAAAGATAGATGGGACATCGAACATCCCCCACCTCTCGACCCAGTAGCAGTGCCTTTTGGCAGAAATTTTGGCAGAAATGCTGGTGGGTCTAAACGTAGAAAATCTAAACGCAGAAAATCTAAACGTAAAAATTCTAAACGCAGAAAATCTAAACGTAGAAAATCTAAACGTAGAAAATAAATAATTTTGATAAGAAGATTTGATAAGAAGATTTGATAAGAAGATGGATGAATTTATTGAGGATTATTATATCGAGACACTCTTATTTGATTTTGTCCCAATTGTGTAAAAAAGCGACCGCATTGGTGTTGACCCTGATTACACGACGTCGCGTGAATCATTTTAGCACGGCGTGTAGCGACACTAGAAGCACCAACTCCCGCACCAGGCGTATATTTATTCCATAATTCTCCCGGTTGATTACAAGTGGTGGTTCCTCCTGGAGTAAATTTAGTGCTTCTACGACCGCCTACACCGAGATTTTTTTTATATAAGAACCCAGGAAAGCTGCTACCACCAAACCAAAATTGTCCGTAACTATTGGAGCCTGTTCTAAATTGTGTATGATTTGCCATTTATTATATTATAAAAATATAATAAATTTTTACTAACAAAACTTCGCTTAAAAGCGTTATAAAAGCGTTCTAATCTTAGCGACAGCTCTTAAAGCTAGTTATCCTTAGCGACAGCTCCTAAAGCTAGTTATCGCTAAAAATGATGTAAATGGAATAAATTTTGGTTATACCTTTTCATTGGACTTCGTCTGTTAAAAGGTATATTTATGATATCTTTCTATTAGGGATGTCACTAGACACAATATAAATAGAATTCTCCGTAATGATTATATATTCGGTGCCAGATTTATAAAATTTAGCAATAGGGGACGTATATTCTTCCGCGGACTTTACAAGCAATTTTTCACCAGTTTCCCTAATACCAATAAGAGCTTTCTTATCAAGAGAATCGGTCCAATAATCTAGCAAAATAGGCTTATCTTCAACAATCGCTAATTTACTGGCGTGTTGAAAAGTAATATCCATTGGGAGACGGTAATTAGAGTTGCCAGCAGTAACTGATGGACCTTGAGGAGTAGGGGTAGGTGTAGAAGCTACAACAACAGAGGTTCCTGGTTTTTGTTCAAATGAAGACATTTATATTAAAATTAAAATTATTGTCTTTAAATCATAATTATTAAATATTGTTTTAGTATTAATAATAAATATTTATATTAATAATAAATATAAATATTAAATGAAAAAGAATTTAATTCAAAGTTCGGCAAGCGAGAGTCCAAACTATGTATTAAGTAATATTTCAAATTATAAACCTCATATAGATAACTCAGTCCAAGAGATATTAAATAAATTTGTTATGGCAATTATAGACTATATGCGTTTAATATCGGAAAAAATAAATATGAAGAATAAACCATATTATAAGTTCATATTTGAAAGAGGTATAGAAACAGTAATGCACATATTTTCTATTATATTTTATTTTACAAAAAATTTAGAACTAACATTCTATCACACACAAAAAGCATATTATTTTTATATTGAGTTTATTGAACAGATCTCAGACGACAGTGTCATATTTTTACAACTAAGTTCAAGAGATGCGATTTTATTTGTTTATAAGAAAACAATTTATGATTTAAACAATGAATATAAGAAAACCATAAAAGAGCCAAATTCAGACGAAAAGAATATATTATTGTTAGTTAATTCATATACATACATTTATAAAAATATTGTTCAGTTTGTTATTAACCATAATGATTTTAAATACGAAACAAAAATTGATTATATCCGCGTATGTTGCGACTCAATAGAATCTATAAGTGGAACGATAATCGAAACGTTAAATAAAACTAAAATAAAAAAGGGACCAATTGATTGTATTTATTTATTTGCAAACTTATTAGCTGACAAAAAAATAGAAATTAAAGATTTTTTTAATTTATTAGATGAATTTATAAGAAAAATACATAATAAGAAGAAGATAGATGATAAGATAATAAAAAATAAAATTTATGATTCTGAAATAAATAATTTTATTAATGATAACGAATTAAATAAAATAGTAGACTGGATTTTTACGGAGTAACCTCTTCTTCTATATTGTCATCAATAATATCAAATTCTAACTTGGGTTTTTGCTTTTTACCTTTTTTAAGAGAAGGGGTTATAAATAGGTTTTCGACTTCTGCTACCAAAACATTGTCTTCTACTAAAACATTTGTTAAATCATTTGTTAAATCATTATCGACTAATCCATTGTCTTCTAATCCATTTGTTAAAACATTATCGACTAATCCATTTGTCAATCCATTGTCGTCTTCAATAACGCCAGTAATAATATGCATTATCTTTTTCCTAGGTTTCTTCTTTTTGTCTTTCAAAATTAAGTCTTCCTCCGTAATTATCTTTTGACAAATATACTTGAATTCGGACCTTAATAGTGCTTTCAAAAACTGGTAAATATCATCCAGAACATTTTCCTCACACATGCCTACAATTAGAACACTGCCAGTTCTAAAAATCATAAACGATACTGCTATAATATTTTTATATTTCTCCTTATTTTCTGTTGTTATTTGCATACCAGATTGAACCCCAATATCATTATTGTAATAAAATTTACATTGAATACCAGGATACGAACACGGATCGTATATCGCTTGAATATTATATTTGTTACGAAGAATATCATATAATATTTCTCTGTTAATAAAGAAACCACAACTGAAGTTAGAATTAATCAAAATAATATCACTTTTTTGCTTGTATTGTAAAGTATAGTCGTGAAATGGTTGTAAAATGTCTATAATATTATGTAATACAATTTCATATATTTTATCGCTTTGAACGCCAGGAATTTCTAATTTACCCGAATGAAACATCTTAACATGAAATTCTCTAAATGCGGTATCGATTTTTATACGAATAATAACAACAAAACAATTATAAAATGCCTTCTTCTTTTTGGAACGATAATTCGTCATATCCTTTTTAGATATACCAACCGTAATTTTACGAATATCCTTAAATTTAATGCGACCATTTGGATTATCAATACGAGATATAATATGCTCATCGTAATATAATTCATTTTTAAGACACTCTTGAACAGCAATTAAATCATCTTGTGTTTTAGAGTTGAGTTTAATTTGTTTTTTAATAACTCCATTACTTGGAGTAGCATAAGGAATAACAGGAATACGCCAAAATATGTTTAGATCAATTGGTTGTTCCAGATATGCTATTTTGGATTTTGTAGAAATATAAATTTCGGTTGGTTCAGGGACATTACCAATAAATATGTCTGTTTGATCTAAATCTTGGGTTGATGCGACAGATACATCTTGTAAATTATTATTGTCTTCGTGATCGTCGTATTTAGTTGTAAGAAACGACGACCATTCGTCATCAATATTATTATTGTTATTATTTGTTGTAGATATGCTTAGAGCCATTTATATTACTTTGGACTATATCTTTATATAGTTTCAATTATTTTATTTCAATTATTTTTTTAATTCTTTAATTCTTTAATTCTTTAATTCTTTAATTCTTTAATTCTTTATATATTTTTTCAATTATTTTCTTCCGGTATAGCATAAATGGAAGGTTGTAACTCAGAAAAAAGTAAAATAATCCCTATTCCCCAAACATCTCCAAAAAAGGAGAATGAAGGATTTAGATATAACGAGTATAGTCTGAAACAAAATTTCTTTGACCCATCAAAAAGTTCCCCTCCTAATGATTTTATGTTAAAATTACAATTAAGAATGTCTCATTACGAATCATGTAACAAAGCAGATAATCTTACTAAGGAATAATTTACATAATAACTGTTTTTACAATCTTCAAAATGTATTATGCTTTCTACAAAATTTAAATATTCAGGAACATTTTTTATATAACAATTACGAATAATATAATTCAAGAAATCCTTTATTATATTTTTTTTATCAATATTGTATTTTAGACTAGTTTCGTTTACAAATAAAGACAACTTGTGGATATCCTCCCCATTTTTTATTTTATTATGTAAATTGTTCCAAACAGAATCGTCGATGATATTTATATCATCTTCCTTTATGTTTTGATTTGATTGCATAAAATTTATCATACTTCGTATATCTGATTTATACAATTTTTGAATTAAATATAATGATTTTTCGGTTAAATTTAGATTCTCAGATTCTGATATATTTCCCAAAAATTTAATTATATCTTTTTCTGGAAGTTGGTTAAATCTTAATCTTACAAATTCATTCTGTAGACCTTCGTCAATGCGACTAATATAATTACATATTAAACAAAACCGAACCGACCCGGAATAATTTTGTAAAAGATAACGTAATGCTTGTTGAGCATTTTTCGTCATATAATCTACTTCATCTAATATTACAAACTTCATTCCTTTATTAAATAGCGTCTTTGAATTTACAAATTGATTAATTTGACTTCTGATAATATCAATTCCTCTTTCGTCTGATGCGTTTAAATGAATCATCAGCTCTTTGTTTTTTTGGTGTAGTTTTTCTTGATACCCATTAACCAAATTAATTATTGTCGTTGTCTTACCAGTTCCGGGAGGACCATAGAATAATAAATTCGGAAAGTATGTTGTTTCTATAATGTTTTTAAGGATTTGCTTATTTAGCGGATCTAAAACTATATTATTAAATTCGGTTGGTCGATATTTTTCTGTAAAAACGCTGCTTGCCATTCTATTTATAAACTAATAATTTATATTTAAGTTTTATTATAAGATTTATTACATTTTTATTTTTATATAAAAATAAAATTGAAGTATTTAATATAACGATACTTTATGGCAAAGGTAATAATGTCGTCTCAACCAGAATCCGCTTATTTGGAAATTATATTAGGATCTATGTACTCGGGTAAAACCAGTAGATTAGTAGAAATTTATAAACAATGCAAGTTTTGTAATATTTCGGTTGTAGTTATTAATCATTCCATTGATACAAGATATGATGATGAATTGCTTTCAACTCACGATAAAATAAAAATACCATGTATTAAAACTGAAAAATTATTTGATATTTATCCTTATGATTTGAATTTAGAAAAAGGCGTTCAAAATATTCCAAGGATTACCGATAAGTTTAAGATAGTAGCATGTGAAGTTATTTTAATTAATGAAGGGCAGTTCTTTCCAGATCTCGAAGAATTTGTAAAAATTTTATTGACAAATGATAAAAAAGTATATGTTTGTGGATTAGATGGCGATTTCGAGAGAAAAAAATTTGGGCAAATTCTTAACCTAATTCCGTTGTGTGATAAAGTAACTAAACTAACATCATTGTGTTCTGTGTGTAAAAATGGTGCTCCAGGTATTTTCTCAAAACGCATAACTTTAGAAACCGAACAAACTGTTGTTGGCTCAGATAATTATATTCCGGTGTGTAGAAAGTGTTATAATAAATAATAAATAATAAATAATTACTTATTAGTATTTGATATATTGTTAAAATTATACTCTTTTTTATTTTCCTTTTCCATTTATTATATTAAAAAACGATTTAAATTAATGAACATATACAATATATTAAATATAAATGGCACCGAAAGTAATAAACAATAAGGTAGTATCGGAAGTAGAAGTTAAAGAAGTAGTAGTATCGGAAGTTAAAGAAGTATTAGAAGTAGTTAAGGCTAAGAGAGGAAGAAAATCTAAAAAAGATCTAATGGCTTCATTAAATATGGAATTAATTGTTAAAGATAAGGATAAAAATATATCCAATAAATCTCCAGAAAAAAATGATATAATTAGTTTAAACGTTAATGAAATTAAAACGGATTCTTATAATTCTATGATAAATACTGTTTTTCAAAATGTATATGAAAATAACCTTGATAATACAGATACACTTGATACAGAAGATATAAACGCAAATATTGCAGATGAAAATAATATCGTTATGATGTCTAAACGAGCTTGTAATACTGATATAAATGACAATAATACCGATATAAATGACAATGAAAACAATACCGATGACAATAATATTGTTATTATTTCTAAGCCAGATTCAACTAATGAAAAACCCGCTTCAAAAAAAAGAGGAAGAAAACCAAAGGGTGGAAAAATTATTCAACAAGTTCTAAATAATGTACCACAACAAGAAGATAAACCAAATGTTATTTTACATTTAAAATGCTCTATGAAAGATCTACAAAATACTACACAACATAATGGATTTATAGAATCATATAGTGGTATAATTGGAAAAAACGATTTAACATACGAAGTTATTTGTAATGAAAACAATAATACATTTAACGAAAAGAATACTTCTACCATGTCAATTTTAGAAAGCGAATATGAAGTAGAAAATAATGACAATTCTACTTGTAAAGATTGTAACAAAGAAATATGGAAAAAAATAAAACATTTAGAACATAACTTACATATAAATAATGTTAACAATAAACGTTCGGCATGTTTCTGGGATACGTGTGAATTTGATAATCCGCCTATATATATTCCTAAGCATTTTATAAACGGAACATATCACGTTTATGGTTGTTTTTGTAGCCCTGAATGCGGTGTAGCATATTTAATGAATGAAAGTATTGACAGTTCAGCTAAATTTGAACGATATCATTTATTCAATCATATTTACGCTAAAATTTATGATTATAATAAAAACATTAAACCTGCTCCTAATCCTTATTATATGTTGGAAAAGTATTATGGTAATTTATCTATCCAAGAATATAGGTCATTATTGCGTAATGAAAGATTATTTTTGATTGTTGATAAACCTTTAACTAGAATTTTACCCGAACTACACGAAGATAATGATGATTTTATTTTAAACAACAAAATTATACCTTCAAATACATATCAAGTTAAGGCTAGACTACAAAGGAAAAAACAAAATAAAACTCTTATATTAAATGAACAATTTGGACTAACAAACCAATCATTTTTAGAGTAATTATTAATTTATATTTCATTAATATTTATATTTCATTTAGAAAATGGAATATAAATTATTTTTAGAAGAGTCGATAAAGGTGATTGTGACGAGCACGTTCGATAATTTGTGGTGGCTCAGCAATGTCTTCATCCGTTGACTCACCGTCTTCATCCGTTGACTCAATGTCTTCATTCATTGGTTCAACAACAATGTCTTCATTCATTGGTTCAATCATTTGCTCATTCATTGATTCACCGTATTGATTCATTGGTTCAATGTATTCATCAATTGGCTCATCAATTGGTTCAACAATAATGTCTTCATTCATTTGTTCATTCATTTGTCCATTCATTTGTTCATTCATTTGTCCATTAATATAAACATTGAAATCTGTCCAATTTGTTCTACACATTGGACAGCTTTTTCTATCAGGGCGATGAATAAACCAATTTTTTATAGATTCTTCCATATAATTATTACTACATTGAACACAACTCATATAGCGATCATTAATATCAAATTCACATTGTGTTATTGAACATGTTAGTTTATTATTATTTGTAATTGGTCTATATATATACTCAATATCCGTGTTACTATGAATAGTTGATATCCGCAATTCAAAACCAGGATCTATATCAATAACGTCTGGTAAAGTAGGAGTTTGAGTTTCTAAATGCCGGCGAGGATTTTGCCAAGCTACTAAAGGAGTTGCTAAAGGAGTTGCTAAAGGAGTTGCTAAAGGAATTGCTAAAGGAGTTGCTAAAGAAAAAGGAGTCGTTTGATGATAAATCCCACTTTCAATATATTCCCTATGTTCGTGAATTATATTAGAATTGTCATATGCTATCCCAGCCATCCCACCCATATATCTTAACATAGTTGAACCTAATCCATAAATACATATTTTAGATTGTGGACAATCTAATTTAATATTTAATTTGCTAACATCAATTCTATTTAAATTAGTAACATCAATATCTAAAGTTAACGCACCTTCAAACCCAACAGGTGTTCTATCTGTATATGATTTATCATAATTTAAAGGCAAATATAATAAATGCTGATTTATTTTAATACATTTTGTTCTAACTAAAAATCTATTATACAAAAATCTTTGTGCTCCGTTTAATAATAAACTAATTTCATTAATTTGGTCTACGTTTTCGCTTTCGATAAAAAATCCCTTATGTAAACCATTGAAATTCATGTTATAATTAAATTGATTAATTTGAAATTCATTTACATTTAAAAAATTTGTACAAAGTATTTCAGTTGACGCTAAACATTGAATAATATGTTCGTGAGGATCCCTTGCCATTGGCATTCTTAAATTAGTGTCATAAAAAACGCCTTTTGATATTAACTTACAAGAACGAAAATTATTTTCTGTATTTGTTAATCTAAATACAGTATCGTGAAATTGTAAAGCAGCTAATCTAATATCATCACAAAACATTTCAAAAGGAATTGTTATATAAAATGTATTATCACATATTTCGTATTCCTTTAAATTCATCATAAATCTTAAAGGAATACTTAATATGGGGGATCCGCCTATAGACATTTCAAAACAAATTTTATGACATATATTTTTAAAATTTTCTTGGTCTAAACCTTCTGATAATTCAATCTCCAAATATTCTGGAGACTTAGTATCACAATCCCGACCCATGCGTAACATATTATTACTAAATTCTTCTGTAAAATATTCTATCGCGAGATTTCGTGGAATATTAAACGCTTGCAATAAAGACATAATTATAATTGTAAAGAATTATTTAAATCATTTACTAATATCTTTTTACTAATATATTTTACTAATATTCGACTTCAAATAGACCGTCTTCTTTAAAATTTGTTTCTCCAGATGCTTCTTCACGCGTATAGCCTGCCTGATTAGAAATTAAACGCACTCCGTTCAAAGATGCTAAATCATAAGAAAAATGTGTGTGACCACTTATCCAGCATAAAACATTAGATAAATTATTAAATCCGGATAACATTGTGTCCGGATGTGTAAAATAATTCTTTATTATTTGTTCAGTATTTTCAAACTGTGGATGAGAAGTTCCTGTTCTTTGAGGCGGGAAATGAGTAATAACTATACATTTTTTATTTGTAATAATGGTTTCATTTAAATATGTGGAAATAAAATTTTTGTCATTCGCATATAAGGCATTAACATAATTTGGTGTTATACAAACGTTTTTTAGAGCACGAATCATATTATAATCATTTATATACATTTTTCCTTCATATTCGGACATAAACGGAGAACGTGTCCAAAATGTCGAACCAACTATATCTATATCGTTGGTCAACGAATATACTTCGTTATCAAGTAATACTATATTTGTTAGTTGGTTTTGCTTATTAATATCTAAAATTTGTTGTTTAATACTTTGCATTGATGAATTTGGGTTCCAATAATCGTGGTTTCCCATAATATAAAATGTTTTCTCCCAATTTTTGTTACAATAGTCAAAAAATTCGATATGTGAATTATGTGATACTTTGGTTATATCTCCTGCTAAGATTAAATACGGAGCAATCGGTTTAGGTTTTGGAACTGCCTTTTTTAATTCCAAATGTAAATCAGAGTACAATTGGAATGATATTTTTTTTACAGGCATAAATATTTTTTTTACAGACATAGATATATATTATGTCTTTATGTCTTTATATCTTTATCTTTGAATAAGTTAATTATTTATTCTATGTTTCTCGCGTTCGTCTGATTCGTTAAAATTGTCAATAATTTGTTCCATGTTAATCGGATGTTTATCTCTATATTCCTTCATTGTAATGTCTAAATTAGTTCTTATTTGTCTGAAAATTTCTTGATTAACAGACTTAACCTTTTGTTCCGCCTTTTTTTCAGGAATACCCATATAATCTTTTAAAACTCGCATATAATCACAATTAAATAGTTTTAGTTTCTCGATAGCTTGTTCCTCGGTATAATTTGTCTGGACCATTACTGTTTTAACATGCTTTTGTAACTCGTCATTACTAAAAAAACTTATTCCGTCTGACATATATATATTTACATTAAACATTATTTAAATCATATTAAACGAATAGTGATATAGTATATTATCTACCAAAGAATGACTAGTTTAGATAACCTTGAAAAATTAATTCAAATGGCTACTATTGAACATATGTACTCCATGTTACAAAAAATTAGTAATAAATCCATTGATAATAAAGAAAAACAAAATTATACCGAATCTTCTACAAATACAAATACAAATACAAATACCAATACCAATAATGACGAAATTATTACTAGATTAAATTCAAGAGTCAACCAGTTAGAAACCGAAATGACCAATCTTCGGTTATCAGTGGAAGAGGAATTAACTCAGCTTCGTAGCAATACAAATAATAATAGTAAATATTTGTGTCAGCAAATCCGCGGACAACAAGTATTAACAAGTTATCCTGGATTTTCTACTTCTTTTAAATTGTCGCAAGATAAAATAATAGACGAACAACATATTGTATCACTGCCTACCAGCGAACCATTCGCTAATATTGTACTTAAGATTGAAGAAAAAATAGTTTCTGAATTAGATACGCTTGTACAACCCGAAGAATTAAAATCATTAGAAGAAGAGTTAGAAGAAGAAGAGGTAGAAGAAGAAGAATTAGAGGAAGAAACTTTAGAAGAAGTTGTAACAAAGGTAGAATTACCTAAATCTGTAGTAGAAGAAGAGGAGGAAGAGGAGGAAGAAGAAGAAGAGGAGGAGGAAGAGGAAGAGGAAGAGGAAGAATTACAATCCGTAGAAGAAGTAGTTAATAAACAAATAATAGATAAGGTACAACCCGTAGAAGAGGAGGAAGAAGAAGAAGAAGAAGAGGAAGAAGGGGGCGACCCCGTAGTGGAAGAGGTAAGTACAGTAGAGGGGGGCGTACGGGGTGTCCCCGTAGAAGAGGAAGAAGAAGTGTTTGAAATTGAAATCGACGATGTAACATATTTCGCAACCCACGAAGAAAATGGAATTCTATACGAGATCGATTCTGATGGAGATGTTGGAAAGAAGGTAGGTATTATTAAGGATGGCGAACCAATTTTCAATTAACCAATTTTCAATTTATAAAAAGTCTTTTCTAAACATATAATAAATGTTAAATCTGTGTGCGCCAGCATTAATATATGTAGCATTTTCATTAACTCAAATAATTATTGATACGTTTAAAGGATTATATAACACAGCATTTTTTAAATTTATCGTAATGATAATAATTACAATACTTTTAAATGCTTTATGTCAATCTGGTATGGGAATAGTATCTTGGATAATAGTGTTTATTCCTTTTATTTTTATGTCGGTTATAGTAGCAATTCTATTGTATGTATTTGGGTTAGATGCTGCAACAGGCAAATTAAAATTTACTTGTGATGGAGACAGCGATGAATCAACAGAAAAAAGTGGCAATTTAATTTATAGCTCGTCAAACAAAAATAAACAGGTAAAATTTGTTGATGTTACGTATTCGGATACGCCATCTGATCCGACATCGGAAACAAACCCTCCTATAGGGTCGTCTGATCCGCAATTTGAATAAATAAATTTTATAATTCGTTTTTATTTATAACTTTTATTAATAGATTTTAAAAAACAATTTAAATAAAATAGCAATAATATATTATGCTATTTTATCTATCAATGACAGCAATAATTTTGTTAAGCCATGCTTGTTTTATATTTCAAGTAGACTATGAACAGATAGAAAATATATTTGAAAATCAAATTAATAATTTAAACATATCAATAATGTGTTTAGGATATAATTTAGTGTATTGTTATAGCTTGGCACAAATTAAATATAACAAAATAAAAAATGTTGTTAGTACATCTATTAATACAATTATTAATACATTGATTAATAGTTCAAAGATAACTATTTTAAAAAAGGAAAAGATATATATAATAACTACGTATGATAGCGGGTCAAAGGTTAACGAACTTATATTAAACTTAAATGATTCATTAGATATTGTTAGTTGGAAAATGGAAAATGGGCGTGATACTTTTGATTTAATAATTGTTTCTGATAAAAAAGACGGATCTGAGAAAATT